CCAGAGCTTGACCTCCACCACCTGGGTCTTCAGCTCCTCCAGCACCTTGCTGTCGTCGATGATCTCCTGCAGACGCGCAAACAGCGCGCTGCCCTCCTGGGCATAGAAAGGCTCCACAGAGCCGGTTTTTTCATAGCCGGAGATCACCACCGAGGATTCGCCCAGAATGTTCCGCTTCGTCTCCACCTGGGCGCTCAGCTCCGGAGAGAACTCCTCCAGATCCTTGCCCAGGCGCTCATACTGCGGCTCCTGCGCAGTTGCGGCGTTAATGAAATGAGCCAAAAATTTTCTTTCGATCTTACGCATATTCTTCCTCCCTTTCGGCATCCAGCCGAACTTCATACCATGCCAGGCCATCCCCGGCAGGCTTTGTCATTTTTCCGTTATGGACCGCAAAACGCGACCGATCCCCCAATTGCGGCGGCGCGGTGGCAGCCTCCAGCTGCAGCCGGCACAGCAGCGCCTCCGCCGCCTCGCCGGGTACAGCCGGGATCCGCAAAAGATAGCTGTAGCGGGCGGTCTCATGCACCGTTCCCAGCACATCCTCCCGCACGCGCACCGCCTGCCGCCCCAGGGGATACAGACCGCTGCGTCCTTCCTCCGGCGCACAGCTGTCCAGCCGGGGGCAGACCCCCTGCTTCTCCAGCCACAGCCGGATGATCTCCAATATATCCATCGTACCTCCCGGGGGACGGGAAACCCGTCCCCTGCAAATCGGATTTTTTAATAATATTTGATGGTGGGTTCTATTTGGCTTCCCAATGGGAGAAGCAGCCGTCTATGTAGTAGGGGGTAACCTCCTCCACCTGGGAAAGCCCCGGTACACAGTGGGGCAAAAAGACTTCCCAATCCACATTTTCCGGGCCAACGCCGTCCCAGACCCGGTCCCCGGGGGCAAGGGGGATCTCATGGGGCGCGATCAGGAGAAACTGCCGGCGGCGTGTTTCCCCGTCCCGCTGATCCCGGTAGCTGTAAAAGCAGCCCGTCAATACCCGGCGCTGCACCGCGCCGTCAGCGCGCCGGTACACCGTCACTGTCCGGTCACACAAGGGGTTGGGGAACATCACCCCACCCCCCGATACACTTCCAGATAACCCCCCAGGCTCTGGAGCAGCAGGCGCTGCAGCGGCTCCTTTCCCCGGTCGTAGCGCACGGAAAGGCTACCCGCCTGCACCTGCTGGCAAAACCGCTGTCTGCGGTAGCTGTACATAGTCTCAGCCAGGGCGCACAGCGCCATTTTCCGGCTCTCCGGTCCGTAGGACACCACGGTGCAGCAGCCCTCCAGCCAGTTCAGCCAGCTTTCCGCCCGCAGAAGCTGCTCACGGAAAGCGCCCTCCGGGATCACCGAGCCTGCATAGATATTCCGGTAAAAATCGTAGTCCGGCATCAGCTTTCACGGATCTGCACATTGCGCAGAACCGCAGCCTTTCTTGTATTTTTCAGGGCGATGCCTGCCACCAGTTCCACCTCACCGGTCTTGACGGCGCCGGGGGCGTTCAGGTCAGGCAGATAGGACACGATGACACCGCTGCCCTGGGGGCTGATGCCATGCAGACCGTCCAAGCCCAGGCACACCGCGTAAATGCTGGTGGCGCCGGCATTGGTCTTGATCACATCCTGGGTGGTCTCACCGTCGAAGTACTTGCCCATGTCCACCAGAGGGATGCCTGCATAGGTCTCCACGGTGCGGCCAAAGCCGTCGGTGGAGCGCTCATAGCAACCGGCGCGGCGGGCAACGGAGCGCAGCTTGATGAGCATTTCGGTGTTCATCATCAGCAGGTCGGGGGTGCCGTCCATGGCAGCGATGAGCATATCCAGCTCGTCCAGGAAGGCGTTGTAGTTGCTCTGCAGCTCCTCCTCGCTGACCAGAGAGATCTGAGAGGTCACCTCGGTATCGGTGTCGGACAGCAGCTTGTTCAGACCGTCGAAGCCCTCCACATCGCAATCGCCGTTGATGACCATGTTATGGAAGTAGTTGGCGGTAGCCTTGATCTTCTGCTCTGCCTGGAAGGCCAGCTCATCGGCAGCGCCGGAGGTGTTCTGCAGCACACGGTCCAGCTGGAACGCGCCGCCCATGATCACCGCGTTGGTGGTCAGCTGCTGACGGACAGCCTCACCGGGGGTGTACTCCTGACCGATCTGACGGACACCTGCCGTGGCAGGACTTTTCAGCTGGATGTAGCCGTAGGTCAGCGTGCTGCCGCCGGTGCCGGGGGAGATCACATTGTCAAAGACCATGCTGTCGAGCAGCACGGAGCTGCGGCGGAACATGTCCACCACCTGCTGATCTACCTTGTCGGCCATGCCGACCTTTGCTTCATGAAGTGTAATAGCCATAATTTTTCTCCTTTTCGTAAATAAATATTTCAAATCCCGATTTAGCGAGCATCTTCGTCCTTTCTCTGTCATTTCGACCGAGCCGCAGGCGAGTGGAGAAATCCGTTCTCTCAAAATGGGTATTACGGATTTCTCGACTCCGCTACGCTACGCTCGAAATGACAATACAAAATCCGCAACAACGCAATAAATCGGGCTTTGTCTTTTACTTTCTCATCCGCTCGCGCAGGGCGGAGGCCAGGGTCACGGGCTTTGCCCCTTGGGCGGTATCCGCGCCGGTGAAGGGCGCATACTGCGGGGGCGCCGCGCTTTCAAACAGCCAGCTGTTTTCCTTTTTCAGCGCCTTCAGTGCGGTGTCCAGCGCTGCGGAAGCATCCTCGCTTTTTTCAATGGCGGTCATGTCCAGCAGGGCGGTCACCGCCTTGAGATTTCTGCCGCCGTAGGCCCGCACAGCCGTCTCCACCATATGGGCCAGCTTCAGCTCCTGCAGCTGCTTTTGATGCGCGGTGACCACCTTCTCATGCTCCTCTGCGATGACCTCCGCCACCTCCGGCGCAATGCCTAAATTTTCCAAATATTCCTTGTCCATAAACTCTCCTTATCCATTTTCGCGGCGTTTTTCATTTCCCATTATTGGGGCATGTACTTTTCCCGGATATACTTGCGCTGCGCCTGGGTATCCGCCGGCAGATTGAACCGCCAGCCCAACGCCACCTCCGGCGCCAAAAGACCTTCGGCCACCATGGCTCGATAATCCTGCCAGCGTTTTTCCTCATCGTAGAGAACGCCATTGCCCCAATCGGCCGTCACCTTACCCTCGGCAGCTGCTACACCGTACACCCCCGCCAGCCACAGACACAGCGCCGCGGCTTTTTCCAGAGCCAGCTGCCACATAGCCTGCAGATCCATCAGGGTCAGGGCATGCTCTGTTTCGCTGGCGGTGATCTCCGTAGCGGTGCGCTGATCCAAATTGGCGTCGCACAAAAGTCCCCGCTTTATGCTTACCAGCGACTCGATGTTGCGCAGGTATTCCTGCTTCCGCTCCAAAAAGGACTGCTGCCGCAGCTGGGGCGAAAACACCGTGATGCCTACGCTCTGGGGGTCCTCATCCAGCCCTACGAACACATTGTCCGCAAGCGCGCCGTCCCGCAGCAGATCCCGGGACACGAACACCCGACTCTCCCCCCGGGAAAATTCCCCCTTCAGCTGATGCTCGTTCTGATCGATAGCATGAATGAGCGGGCAGGCCGCCGCATACACACTGACGCCCTGCATGGTGCCGTCCACGCAATTGAGCATGGGGGTACGCAGCCGCACCAATCCCACGCAGCCCACCGGCTCCGGGTAAGTAAATTTCGCCGCGAGGGCCGCGTACCGGGGATTGTCCCCCAACGGCACCTCCTGCCCCAGATCCTCTTCCCGGAGAGAGCGGAACAGCCGGTTTTCGATGGTCAGACAGCCGTTCTTTTCCACGGTCCGGCGTTCCAGCAGGGTGTAGTAGGCGTTACCCAGGGTAGTCCGCTCCATGGTGCCCACATCGGTAGGCTCCCCGAAAGGATCCGCAGCAAATATCAGGATCCTGTCCCGGGGGATCACCGTAAAGCGCAGCGTATCCTCCTCCAGCCAGGGCTTCAGATAGCTTTCGCCGCCTACCAGCGCCAGCTGCACCGCCCGGCTGCGTACATCGTCCAATGCCCGGAGCATCTGCTGCAGATACGGGGAATCGGATGCGGCGTTATACTCCGCGAATACGCCCCGCACCAGCTTGCTGACCAGGGTGTAGGCGATACGCTGACAAGGATCCTCCCCGTCCTCCACCCTGTCCCGATAGTAAAGATGAAACCACTCTTCCATAGCCTGCCGCATGGCATCGCTTGTCTTGTCGGAAGCCCCAAAAGCCTCCTGACAGCTGTAAATATCCATATAACCTCCACAAATAGTCATTGAGAATCATTTTTGCAGATCCCGATTTTTTGCGCACCCATCGATAGCGCCCGGTATTGGGACCGGGTGTTTTTTCCTTTGCGGGCGATCAATGATCGCCCCTGCAATTTTAATTTGAAACAGCCCGTCAGATCGAAATCTGTTTAATCCCCTGTCCGGTCTTTGCATTTTCCATTTTCCCGCAGCGCCCGGTGCATGCCCCGGATGTAGCTTTCCAGTTCTCTGATTCTGCCCTTGAGCCGGTGATTTTCCTGCTCCAGCGCATTTCGTTCCTTCCAAAGGGTCTGCTTTGCCCACATGGGCAAAAACCGCTCCCACAGCCAGTTTTTCATGCTAACTCCTTCCCAGCACAGCCATGGCAAAATACCGGATATCGTCCATGGCGTGGTCATTTTCCTTGATCGGGGCATCCTTCCCCTCCTCCGGCTGCCAACAGTAAAGGGCAAATTCCCGAATGGCATCCCGGCAGTTTTCCCCGATCCTCAGTTGCCCCTTTTGCAGCAGGGAGCTGACCAGCCGGATACCCGGGATCACCGCGTTTTTCGCCCGGCGCACCGAAAACCGTCCCCGTTTTCGCAGCACCGCGATCATGCTGGCGGCAGAAGGGTCGATGATCACAAATTCGATGGGCTTCTCCCCTGCCAGCGCCTCCAGGGCGTCGGCGTACTGCTCATCGGTGCGCATGATTCCCGTCTGCCTGCCGTCGTGGTAGTACTCCGCCACCCGCACCGCCACACCCCCCCGCACCGCCCAAAGGCCGGCGGAAAAGGGGTTTCGGGTGCCGTAGTCCACGGAGATGTACCACCGCAACGGCGTTTTGTCGAAAAATGTCGATATTTGCTCTCCCCGCAGCCAATCGCGCACCGCCTCCCTGCTCATGCAGTGCTCTTGGGGGTCAAAATCGTAGATCCGCCCCTGGGCAGCGCACCACTGTCCCAGAACGAACCGGCGGAAGAATACGCCACTGTACAGCCTTTTGTACCGCTGCTTCACATTTTCGCTGAGAGAGGGGTTGTGATCCATGGTAAAATGCAGCGTCAAAAAGCGCTTTTCCTCTGCCTTGCAGATCCACTCCTTGTAAAACCAATGCTCCGGGGACTCCGGATTGCAGGAAAACCACAGCTTCGCCCCCTCCACGGAGCAACGGGCCGCCGTCTGCTCCACAAAGGACCGGGGCATCAGCACCGCCTCGTCCAGCAGCGCCCCCGCCAGGGTGATGCCCTGAATGAGGGCGCAGGCGCTTTCGTCCTGACCGCCGAAAAGATAGTAAGTGTTTTTCCGGCTGCCCAGGCGTACCGTCAGCTTATTTTCCGCCCGATGCTCCGTGATCTGAAACAGCCCGTCCAGCCACCGGGGCAGCGGCAGCAAAATATTTCTGCGCAGCGCACCCACGGTCTTGCCGCAAAGGGCAAACACCTGGTTTTCAAAGCTTGCCATGCTCCAAAGGAAAAACCCCAGGGTCAGTGCCATGGTCTTACCGGAACGCACTGCCCCGTGGCAGATGATCCCGTCAAGCTGTCGTGTCCCCGGGCGTGTCCACCAGGTCATGGCGCGCAGCTGCCGTTTGCTCCAGTTCATCCTCCACATCCTCTCCCGACAAAAGCAAAAGGCTTTCCAAAAGCGGGCTTTCCTCCGCAGCCGCGCCGGCGCCGTCAAACATTCCCAGGTGCTTGCCCAGCAGCTCCAACGCCTTGAGTTTGTCGTAAAATTTCACTTTGATACCGCCGGTGGATCTTTCCACCGAGGCGATGGCGCAGCGCAGCTTTTCATCCAAAGACGCCGTGTCTGCCACCTGCAAGGTCCCATCCCGCACCTGCAAAAGCATCGTCACATCCGCGCTTGCGATGCACTGCAGCTGATATAGGATTTCTTGTTCGGTCATCGCCGTCGCCTCCTTAGAATCGAAACAGCCTCTCGGCCACACCCCCAATCTACCATATTTTTACCGGCATTTCTTCTCGCCTTTTTCTCTACCTTTCCCCATTGCGTTTTTCATTGCGTCCCAACGCCCTTTCCCTTTTCCGGGCATAAAAAAAGCGCCCATAAAGGGCGTTTTTTCTCACTTTTTTATCGTTCATGGCGGCTTTCCATTGTTTGCGCCGCCTCCCCTGTCGCGCCTTACCGGATCGGGCAACAGACGCAAATACCCCCGAAGCGTTGCTTCGGGGGTCTCGCTCACTTTTTCTTTTTTACTTCGCCTTTGTACCAGGCAACGCCTGCGCCGTCCAGCTGATAGACGCACTTACCGTAGGTGCGCTCCTCGTTTGTCCGCAGCGCGCCCTCCGGGCTGAAATACCGCAGCTGATTGTCCACGGTCTGCCAACCGGTAACGGCCGCGCCGTCGCTACCCAAATAGTACCGGGTACCCATCACCGAGACCCAGCCCTTTTTCAGGCTGCCGTCCTGATAGTAGTACCACTTACCGTCCTTCCGGACCCAGCCGTCCGCCGGCTGCTCCTGGGCCAGGGTCGGCACATAATTGACTCTGGTGTTTGCCGACTCCACCACCAAAAGCTCCCGGTAAAGGGTCACCGTCTGGTAGCGGGGGACCATCTCCAGACCCTGGTCCACAAAGCAATCGCCGTCTGCCAGCAGCTCCACCACATAGGTGCCTCTGGGCAGCTTGCTCAGCTGCAGATTTTCCTGCAGCTGCGCTACGACGCCCTTATCATTTTCACAAACCATCCGGCTTCGGGTCACCCGCGTACCGCTTTCGTTGTACACCGCGATCTCCAGTGCCGACAGCTTTCCCATGCGGGTGGTAACTGTACCGCCCAGCTTGGGGTCCTCCCCGGGCTTCATGGTTTTGGGCAGCTGTAGCTCCTCCGCCCGGATATCCTCCGGGTTCAAAGCTTCCACCATCACGCTCACCGCGGGAATAAAGCCGTAGCCCTCCTCGGTCTCCACCCGGTAGAACATGCCCCGGTCACCCCGGAACAGACCGGTTGCCCGCAGACGCTCGCCTGCCGGAATGGTGCGGATCAGCTTGCAGCGCTGCTCACCGATCACGCAGGGCTGGGTGCGCACCGTCGCCTCAAAGCGGGTCAGCAGCCACAGATTGGTCTGCTTCATGGGGCTGACCTCCTCCAGGCTGCCGGAGCCGAAATGCACCAGCCCCTCAAACTCTGCCCATCGGTCGAAGTAGTTGGCAAAGGCCTCGATGCTGCACTTTATGATATCGCCTTCCGGAACGGTCCTGCCGCCGATCCACAGATCGAAGCTTTCCACAAAATACACCGTTCCGTTGACAATGGCGTTGATCAGCACCGCGTGACCGTATTCCTGGCCGGCGGTGGTATCGGTCTTTTCAAAGCCCACCAGGATATTTCTGGCGGTGCGGCGACCCTCGTCGCACACGGCCAGCAGCGCCTCCTCCAGGGTGTAGTCCACAGAGTCATAGGTAATAACGCTGTGACCGCCGGTGGTGGTGCGTCTGTCGATATAGTAGTCATACCAGCGGTTGCCGTCGTTGACCACATAGTATTTATTGATCTTCAGGGCAAACAGCAGATGGCTGACCATCAGACCGCAGTAGCCGTGGAAGGATTCCCGTTCCGCATTGATCTGGGCGGTTTGGAAGGCAGAGGTGGCCTCCTCCACGATCCGCTCCTCAAAGGTCATTTCGGAAAGGGGCTTTTTGGGCTTCTCCTCCGTGGCAAAGGCCGGCAAAGCAAGGGCCGACAGCATTAGCGCAACAGCCAGTATCATTGCCAAAAATCGTTTCATTCGCGGCCCCTCCTTGTCATAGTTGATGTATTATACCATATTCCAGCCTTGGATTCAAGAATTTTTTGTAAACATCTACCACAGCAAAGTAAAAGGGCGGTCATGGACCGCCCCCGCGTATTTAAAAATCCAGGATACCCTTTGCCCGCAGGATGCCGATGGTAAGACCCAGCACCACCGCGATCAGGATCAAAAGGATCCGCTGCTTAAAGACGCCGTTACCGTCGGCGGCTCTTTCTTCATCCAGCCAATAGCGGTTCAGTCCCACCCGCCGGACGATGTTCATGCTGAGCATCTTGTGCATTCTGTCCCGGTCGGTCATAGACTCCCCCTGGGGAAACAGCTCCTCCCGGGTCACGGCATTTTCCTCCGATACCGCTTTGAGCGCTCGAAACCGGGCGTAATACTTTTCAAATGCGCTGTCGAGCATTTTCTGATAACCTGCCATATGATCCCCTCCTATGGGTCTTATTCTATCACAGCCGGGCAAAAATGCAAGCCGCAAGTTTGTAAGAAAAACCGGGCGGGTGATAGAAACGGCACGACACGCAGGTCGTGCCCTACATTTACGCCTTGTAGTCAATGGCCTATGTGCCATTCCGATTTTAGGCGGCAGCGTCTAACATATTTTCGATGAAGATGCCATAGCCGGGGCGCGATAGGAGCGCCGCCGGGCACGAGGCCTTAACTTGACATAGATGAAATGTCGAAACCGGTCGTTTTTCAATTTCCTCTCACTTTCAACAAATTCTGATATTTGCCGAACCGTCGGTGTTTATTGATAACAAAAATCCGTGCATTAAATAAAATACACGGATTTTTGTTTAATAATATGTAATTATCGACCTAAAATAGCCTTCTTTTCAGCATCAAATTCTTCCTGTGTTAGGATACCTTCATCAAGCAATGCCTTCAATTCTCTTAATTGTTCAGCCTTGCTTTTTTCTTCTTTTGGGGAACTTGTGGTTTCTTGAATGTTCTTTGCCATGGTGTTGCCCAGTGCCATACCGGCACCTAAGCCTGCAAGACCTCCCTTTTGCTTTGCCGCATCTCGCATAGCACGCGCTGTTTGGTATTGCATAAATGTGTTCATATCGCGACTTGCCATACCGATACCGGATTGCTCATCTATTAGTTTTTCAACTTCCTCGGGGAGTGCAATATTCTCTATGAGAACATCACTGAATTGTACGCCGATAGCACTGACCTGTGTGTTAAGTTTTTCCTGAATCGCACTGGAGAGATTTCGGTATTCAGCAACCAGATCAAGCACAGGCATCGTAGATTCGCCGACAGTGACGGCGAAAGCCTCCGTGACTAAGGAGGAAAGATATTCCACGATATCATAAGTCATCACGATGCCTTTAGAGCCGAATACTTCCCGCATAAAGGTCGCAACATCTGTGATTCGGAAAGAGAATTTACCAAATGCACGTAGACGAACCATGTTGAACTCGCCATCGCGCTTCATAATGGGATTCTTTGTCCCCCATTTGTTATCAATGAACTGCCTTGTGCTGACAAAGTAAAGGTCAGCAATCACCGGGGAAGCAAACAAGAAAGGAAATGCTTTCAGCGTGGACAAAACAGGCAAATTGTCGGTTGTTAATGTATGTGTACCAGGGGGGAGAATATCCGCCAACTGACCGCCTTTTAAGAAAACAGCACTCTGTCCCTCTCTTACAATAACTTTCGAGCCTTGCTTTAATTCATTGTTTCCGCTTTCTCTTTGGTATTTTAGAACAATAAGCTTATTGCTTACGTCCTCAAACTCGATCACGTCAAGAAATTGATCTTTTACAATATCGAAAAGTCCCATAGTGACTCCTTACTTCTTCAAAGGAAGATTGTTTGCATCTACAAATTTGCCGGTCGCAATGCGGATCATATCTACGATCCAACCAAAGCCAAATAAGCCCACTGTGAATAAATAGAGGATACCCTTGCCTGCCTTACCAACATAAAAATAGTGACCACCAAACAAGCCAAGAAAATAACAAATCGCAAGGGCAAGCCAACGGCTTTTGGGGCTGATATTAGCTTGAGCGGTTGTAGACTGCGTGTTAATAAAGACCTGTGTAACCACAGCTGCTGCGGTTTTTCCACCAGCGGCATTGGGCGCGGTTGCACTTGCCTGCTGTATGTATCCACAGTAACTGCATGTATTACCTTCCATTGGGGCACCGCATTTTGGACATTTCATAGATATTTCTCTCCTTGCGTTTGGTTTTTGTTATTTTATCATATGTTTTTTTATTAATCAAGGGATATGTAATTTTAAATATAAGGGGCGGATATTATCCGCCCGTTAGGCCGCCGCATGCAGCATATTTTCATGAAGATGCCATAGCCGGGGCGCGATAGGAGCGCCTGCGGACACGAGGTCTTAACTTGACATAGATGCGTTGTCGAAAAAGGAAACTTTTAATTCTTCTTGCCTTTTCGACAAATTCTGAACCATACCGGACCGTCGGTTATTTCTTCCTAAATAGATAAAGTCCCCGGGTGTCCGGGGACTTTGTTTTTGGTTAGGATTTCGTTTTAAACTGTTTGCGAATCTGTTCGTTGATCTGTACATTCAAAGCGTCAATTTTTACCATATCTGACTCATGCACACTAATGGTTGCGATATCCGGTTTGTCGCCATACTGTGGAAAGTTGACCAGCCAATAGCCATCCACACATTTATTATAGCAGATCCAGCCGGTCATGCCTTTATGAACACCGTCCTCGGTGTATTTTTTTAACAATTACTTCAATGCAATCTAATTCTTTCATATTAATCATCATACTTCAAATTGAAGCTTAAACCACCCGAGTTTACTGTAGATCCTGTCAAATTCTTTTATAAGATTCTCTCCGAAAACCCACACTTCTTCTCGCCATGGGTGACTCAAGTAGCCAAATTGCAAATTTTCGTCGATAAAGAAATAGTAATCGCCATTAGGATAGAAAGGTGGAAAGAATGCCATATAACCACCTTGAGGGAATCGGGCATCCTCAACCCATGCACTCTTATACGCGTCACTGCTGCGTGGATCATAAAGAAAACCGGAATGCTGCCAGTCCAGTGCATACAAGCACTGACCTTCTTTCGTAACATTCAAAAAAGCCTGTTGCACCTGTTCATCCATGATATCCAGCTGTTCTTCCGTCATCTGTTCAATTCCGTAGACAACGTATGGAAAAGGTATCTGAAAAGGCGGACCATAAGGGAAAACATGTCCTTTATCCAAACCACAGGGACGAAAGTGAAGTATTTCATAAATCCAGTTCCAAATATCATCGTAGGCTTGCAAATTGTTAATTACCACAAAATCAC